ACTTTTCAACTGACCAACGACCATTTGAGTCGGTGTCAAGATCGAAAATACCAGCAGCAGTTGTACCTTCAGCAGCACCACGAACAGCAGAGATAACAACTGTACGGATAACTTCACGGTTAATTTCAGCTAGAATTTCAGCAGAAAGAATGTTTGAAAGTTCTGTTTCTGCGTCAAGACCGTGAATTGCCTTAAGGTCTTGTGCTAGTTCTAGTGAGTATTCTGCCTTTAGCGCACGGCTGTTAGCAGTTACAGAAACCTTCTCAATTGAGAAAGCCATTTCTGGGAATACTGTGCCTGAGCCTAGACCTTCAGCAGCAGCAGTTGCAATACCACCACCAAAGTTGTATGCTTCAGTAGAAGCGTTGTTAATAGTTGTAGGATATAGACCTACGTTATTAGCAGCACCACCCATTGCTGAACCATTGGTGTAACCAGCAGTTGCAGGTGACATGCCTGATGAACCACCACGACCTGAGAAGGCAGTGTTTGCTTCATTGTAGAATGCTTCAGCACCGTCTTGTGCAGCATAACGTGCTCTCATTGCGAAGATAAGTCCTGTTGGACCTGTCATTGGCTGAACGCCGCAGATATCATAAGCAACGAGGTTTGGCATTGCACGACGAACTAGTGAGATAAGAACTGGATCGAAGGTATCGATTGCGCCAGTACCAGCACTTGATGAAGATGCGCCCATTGAGTTGACAGGTGCAGCTTCACTAAGGAAACCTGAACCGCCCATACCAGTTGAACGTGCTTCACGAATTGCATTCTCAGTATTTTCTAGAACTTGTGCAGTTACCGCACGGCGGTGACTGTCCTTGATTTCTGGAAGATCAGTGTGTTCAAGCACTGGCTTCCACTTGTTTTGAATTTCTTCAGCTAGATATGTCATTTTGTTTTCTTCTCCCTTGAGTATAAAGCTTGTTTCAGCTATTATATTTATAAAACTTTAGTTTTTGACCGACTTAGAAATTGCTTTCATGTAGTTCTGCATGTGTGCAGGTACGGCGGCTGTTTTTTCTTCTTCGCCATTGTCGCCATCGATTTCTTCAGTGATGAAACCTGTTGACTTTGGAGCTTTCTTAGCTGATACATTCTCTTTAAGAATGGCTAGCTTCTTGCCGTATGCTTCAACATCAGTGAATTCGATGCCTTCAGCAAGAGTGCGAAGCTTATCTGCTTGAATTGCAGAAAGACCTTCTGCCATTTCATCAATAGCAGCTTCACGAGTTGCTTCATTGATAATTGCTTCTAGTTCAAGCTTCTTATCAACAGTTTCGTTTAGCTTAGCCTTGACTTCTTCAAGTTCGCTCTTCATTTCAGCAACAAGATCGATCTTTTCGTCTGGAACACGAATGTAATGCTCAGCGAATAGACCATGTAGACCTTGAATGAAATCTTCAGCAATTTCTGCACGTAGTGAATTTTCTACTGCAATCTTGTTTTCTTCTAGCCATTCCTTGATTGCGTACTCAAGATACTGGTCAAGCTTTTCTGAAACGTCTTCAAACATCTTTGCTGTTTCTTCTTGAAGCTTTGTTTCAAATTCTTCTTCAAGAGCAGCAACAGTTTCTTCGAATTCTTCCTGTAGCTCAGCTTCCTTTAGGGTTGCACGAACAGCTACGGCAGCTTCAAATACAGTGGTTGCCTTTTCCTTGAATTCTTCTGAAAGATCATCAGCAGAGAACATATCATCGATATCTTCCTTGACTGCACCCTTCATAGCGATTGTTGCGGCATTCTTAGCAGCAGCATCGTTTGGAATGTTTTCGGCTTCTTGACCGATTGATGCAACAGTACGGTTATAAAGATCAGAAAGGTCTTCCTTACCAAGCTGTGCAGCAAGCGCAGCAAAGGTAGCAAGCATCTGAGCTTTTGATTCTGTACCACCTGAACCAGCACCGGGCTTAAGGGTGTCAGCAGCAGTGGCTTCTGAAATAATTGCTTTTGACTCTTCGTCTAGTTCGTTGAACTCATCTTCCGAAAGATTTTGAGCAAACTCTAGAATTTCCGCTTCAGTCATAGTCTTTAGATCGACCATCTTTTACTCCTTTGTATAGTGTATATTATTTATTAAAACGTGATTTTTGACAATTTTGCCAAATAGCCTTCGAAAATCTTGAGTCTTTTTGTTTCATCAAGTGATCTTGACTTAACTGATTGCTCAATAGTCTTCTTGGTTTGTTCAGCCAGTTCAACGACCTTCCATCCCATTCTCTCATCATAAATCCAATCAACAGACTCCATGATACCGTTAACAAATGCGTTTGGCGCTGAAGGATCAGCAACAATATCAGCAGCCGTAGCTAGTCTAAAATCGTTTTGAACTTCGTTGACACCTTCACTGTTAAGCTTTATAGAACCCATGCCACGTGACGATACGCCTAGACGTGCACCAGATTCGATTAATCCTTTGGCAATAGCACCCATTGGAGTTTGAGTGATCAGAGCCTTACCGATATAGTCGGTACCTTCTTTACGAAGAGAAACAATTCGGTGTGAAACACGGTCTAGGTTAATCTGTGGACCATTTGGATGGCCTAGCTCACCTAGCGCACTATTTGATTCAACACTTTCTTTCATGTAACGTGCTACTTCACGGTCCATGATTTCTTCTGGGTACATACGACCATTGCGGTTTTTAATTGCCGACTGAAGGAAAACACCTTCAATGTAGAGGTTCTTTGAACCATCTTCTTTTGCTTCTGAGACGTATTTAACGTCTTCAAATCTTTCTGTAATGAGTTTCATTTAATTGCCCCTTAATTCTGGAAATATTCAGAGTTAGCAGTTAGATTGCCAACCTTCTGCACTTCAAGGAAACAATATGCATTATTCGTGCCAATAAACTTAATAGCCAAATTTGCTGTTTGATCGACTGTCAACGCCATGCCAGAACCAGCATAATCTACAAAACATGTTGTATCATATGCGGCGACAAGGTTTGCACCTCTGTAAATAGCAACACCACCATCAGCGGAACTACCATCATGACCGAAATATACTTGAGTGATGTAAGCTCCTGACAGAACTTCACTACCAATAGCAATTGCACTAACAGAATTGTTACCTGCCATATTTAATGTCGTATTTGCATTCGATACATGAATGGTAGCCGACAAATTCTTTTTATTTGATGTAATAGTTACAGCCATTATTCGCTCCTATTTTCTAGTGCGAAATCAATAAGCTCATTAATACCATCTCTATCTGAACAGGCTTCAATCATTTTCATTTGATTGTCTTCGTTGAGATTTGTGAATAGAGAGAAAAGAAGTGTAGTATGGCCTTCTGAAAGACCATCAAGCTTCTTAGCTAGTCGCTCTTCCATGGTGAGTGGCTTGATATCAGCTACTTCAGGCATGTACTTTTCGATTGTGCGATTGATGATATCTTCTTTGGTTAGCTTCTTCTGATTTTCACGAGCAGCCATTACTTTCTGGAATGGTTTCTCACCATCAGGAAGATCAGCAATACGTGTCATCTTACCGACAGTAACCTTTGGCTTTTTCTTCATAAAATCAAGAATGCCTTCATTAACTTTTTCTGCTTTACGAGCAGCCGTCATTTTCTGGAATGGCTTTTCACCATCAGGAAGGTCTTTGATAGGGGTCATCTTACCGACAGTAACTTTTGGCTTTTTCTTACCAAACAAATTGCCAAGCATACCTTCGTCAATAAGCTCTTCTTCGTTGACAAATTCGTTTTCTTCGTATACTTTTTCATCAGCACCAACATCATAGCCATGACGTGTCTTTTCACGTTCAATGGTCTTGATATTTGATCCCTTGAAAACATCGTCGCCATTGGCCTTGCCATTGACTTCGTTACGATCCTTGTGTTTGATAGTCACGTGCTTATCAACGAACTTCTGTTCGTCTGGTGACTTTGGTCTATAGACCTCAAACATATCCTTAAGCGTCTTCATCTGTTCCGTCCTCTGTTTCTAAGTTTAAATCATCTAGGTCCAGATCAATATCGTCTAAGTCAAGATCAGTAATGTCTACGTCTGAATCATCATTGGTTACGTCAGGTTCTTCTGGGTCTTCGCCATAAATACTTTGTGCTAAATTAACTTTATGAGTTTCAATTGCATCTACAGCTTTTTGACGAAGCAATGTATCAAGTGCATCGGCAAAATCTACAGGGTTTCTGTCAATTGCTAAACCAATCAAATCAGTAGTGTCAGTCATAAAATTCTTCCTTTTAATCAATTATACTGTATATTTATAACTTTATTATTTAGGCGGAGCGTATGTATATTCGCTTCCACCACCTAAATCTTGAGGCGGTGTATATGAATATTCGTTGCTACTACCATCTGGTGGCGGTGCATTCGGGTCTTCATCGCCGCCCATTGGCTCTGGTAGTGGTGGATTGTACTGAGGATTCTCCATTTCAGCGATAATCTGCTCATCAATCTCTTCTATCTCTTCATCAGATTGCATTAGAACCTTTCTTCTAATCCATTCATGTGAATAATACTTACCAGCAAATGTATCGATTTGTTGTAGAGCCGCCAAACGATTGTTTAAAATCTCAGCTTCTTTAAGCTCAGCAAAATAATTGTCTTGCGAAAACTTGAAACGAATACGATTTCTGATTTCATCCCATTCGTCAGGAGTAATGATACCCTTTAGAATAAGTTGACGCTCAAGAATTTTTGCGAAAAGAGTTGCAAACTT